CTTTGTGTAGATGAAGCATCCGGGATAAACAACGCAATTTTTGAGGCAAGCGCAGGCTCAATGTCGGGAGACAACGCTGTTACCTTACTTTTAGGTAACCCAGTGCGGGGACAAGGATTTTTCTATGACACGCACAACAAGTTATCTGATGACTGGAATACTTTGCGTGTAAATTGCGAAGATTCGTCAAGAGTGAGCAAGGATTTTATAAAGGAGATAGAATCTCGTTACGGACGAGATAGTAACCAGTTCAGAGTTCGAGTATTAGGAGAATTTCCACTAGCAGATGAGGACGCAATCATTCCAAGACATTTAGTTGAGAGTGCAGTTGCTCGTGATGTTGAGAGCGTTGGAGGAGATGTAATTATAGGAGTTGATGTAGCACGTTATGGTAGTGATGCAAGCGCAATTTGTGTACGTCAAGGAAACAAGATCATTGGTGATAAGATAAAGACTAAGCGAGGACTGGACACGATGCAGGTAGTTGGTTGGATTAGGACGGAGATGGAGGATTTAAAGAAGCAGAAGTATGAAATTGGTGAAGTTTGTATAGATTCGATTGGTTTAGGCGCAGGAGTTGTTGACAGGTTACTAGAGGAAGGAGTTGACTGTCGAGGAGTAAATGTTGGAGAGTCACCAAGTATAGGAGGTAACTATCTGAATTTACGGACAGAATTATGGGAAAAATGCAGGTTATGGTTTGAAGGACGAGATGTAGTAATACCGAATGACGAGCAGTTAATTAATGAGTTATGTTCAGTCAGTTACAGTTATTCTTCCACTGGAAAGACGAAGGTTGAGAGCAAGGATGATATAAGGAGGAGGTTAAGGATGTCTCCCGACTCTGCTGACTCTCTGATTTTAACATTTGCGAGTTATGCAAGTCGGAATTCTCTTGCATCATGGAGTAAACCATTGAACAGAGAGATATTAGGAATTGTGTAAGATACGGAAAGACTTGATCTTTTTTTGTTTTACGGAGAGATTTACTTTAAAGAACTTTTCTCGGAGAATTCATGGCTCAATACGATGAAATAGACGAACAATCTGCTGAACTTGAACAGGAACAGATTCGTTTAGCAGGTGACACTGCAATGGACGAACAGGAGTTGGAGAGTATCGTTGCAGGTCTGATTGAGGAAGCACAGGATTATATTGATCTTCAGGAAGCTCCTGATCGCATCCAAGCATCTGATTATTATAATGGAAAACCATTCGGAAATGAGGAGGATGGACGCTCTCAGGTAGTTGACAGGTCAGTTCGTGATACGATCCAGTTGATGTTACCTCAGATAATGAGGATTTTCTTTGGATCTGAAAGAGTAGTAGAGTACCAGCCACGATTTCCAGAGGATGTCGCAAACGCTGAACAAGCCAGCGACTTTGTTAACCATGTTGTATTAGGACAGGACAATCCAGCTTTTTCGACCTTTCACTCGATCTTTAAGGATGCGCTTATAAAGCGAGTTGGCATAGCCAAAGTTGACTGGGAACGTATCGAAGAAGTTGAACATGAAGAGTACACTGGTCTTGATGATCTAGCACTTAAAGCACTTCTTTCTGATCCAGACATAGAAGGAAGTTCAATAGAGTCGCATCCAGATCCGAATTTTGTTCCACCGCCAGCGGAGAGTATCTCTCCCGCTAATGATGGCGAAGCGCAACAAAGCATGGAAGCTCCTATGTTGCACAATGTGGTCATCAGGCGGCTTTCTGCTGACGGTGGGATTATAGTAGAAGCACTTCCTCCAGAGGAATTCCTTATAGACAGGAGAGCACGTTCAATAGAGGACTCAACTCTTGTTGCTCACAGGAGATACCTGACAGTCTCAGAGTTAACCTCAATGGGTTATGAATATGATTCGATGTTGGAGCTTGCAGGAGATGAAGACGAGTTTGGAACGAACTCTGAGTTCCTGAACAGACATCCATTAGGAAACTATGCAGACAGGTCAAATGGAGGAGAAGCAAACAGGAAGGTTTTATATATTGAAGCATATGCAAAGGTTGATTTTGGAGGTTCAGGAATAGCAGGATTAAGGAAATTCTGTCTTGCAGGATCACATCACAAACTGCTCCACCATTCTCCAGTCAGTGATCTTCCATTTGTGTTATTTAACGCATATCCAGAACCTCATCTCTGGAGAGGCTCAAGTGTTGCGGATCTAACAATGGACGTTCAACTCGTAAAATCAAGTATTTTACGCAACATGTTGGATAGTCTTGCAAAAGCAATCCATCCAGATACCGCAATCATCGAAGGACAAGTCAATATTGATGATGCACTGAGCAACAAGGTTGGTAAGCTGATCAGGACAAGGAGTGTTGGAGCAGTTCAGGAATTGAATAAGAGTTTCAACGGAAAAGAAGCGTTTCCAATGCTTGATTACATGGATCAGGTACGAGAGGATCGCACAGGAATGTCAAAAGCGTCTATGGGTTTGAATCCAGATGCGCTTCAGTCAAGTACGAAATCTGCGGTATCTGCAACCGTACAAGCATCTCAAGCACAGATTGAGCTTGTTTGCAGAGTATTTGCAGAGACAGGTATGAAGGTTCTCTTCAAGAAGATCCTGAAGCTTCTCCATAAGCATCAGGACAAAGCAAGGATGGTTCGTCTCAGGAATCAATGGATTCCAATAGATCCAAGATCATGGGACGCAGGAATGGATGTATCTGTTGATGTTGCTCTAGGACTTGGAACAACTGAGGAGAGGATGATGATGCTTGCAGGAATTGCACAGAAGCAGGAAAAGATCCTTGAGACTCAAGGTGATGTTAATCCATTTGTTTCACAACAGCAGTATCACCATACACTTACTAAAATGACTGAGTTGTCTGGATTCAAAGACACACAGTCTTTCTGGAGTAATCCAAAAGACTTTAAACCTCCACCACCACCAGAACCAGAACCGACAGCAGAGGAAATATTTGCAACTGCGCAAGCAGATAAAGTTCGTGCAGATATTGAACTTGACAGACAAAAGTTTGCGCTTGATCAAGAGAAGATGGTAAGAGAAGATGATTTAGAAAGAGATAAACTTGAGTCTGACCTTGAATTAAAGACTCAGGAGATGGAGAACAAGTATAAGACGACTATTGACCAGACTGAGATTAAAGGAATGATGGAGCGTGATCGTGAGCAGTTAAAGCTGGAAGCAGTGAAACTTCAGCAGATGCAACAAGCAGGACAGCAACAGATTGCTCCTCCAATGCGTCCAGAGGAGATGAGTCCAGAAAATCCTCCTCCAGAAATGATGCCGAACTGATGTCAGAGAAAAATGACGATTACGAGGTAGTTCAGGTAACGAAACACATGTTTATTAGACAGAAAAAGAAAAGGAGAGAAGATGTCGAAAAGAAGGAAAGAAGAGAAATCAAAGACAGTTGAGGAAAGGATTTCTCAAGGAAGTAGTGCTGAGTCACTATTACAATCTCCAGTATTTTCAGAAGCATACGAGAATCTGGAAGATAAATATATAAACGCATGGATTGCGTCCAATCCTAGTGACGAGAAACACCGAGAGCAATGTTATGTTTCACTCAAGGTATTATCAGAAATAAGACTGGAACTGGAGTCCATGATGAATAGCGGAAAAATCGCAAAACAAACTAATTAGGTAGTGAGGAGATCATTTTTCCGTAAGGAGCAAGAATGATGTCCTGAAGACCTTAGAAAGTAAAAATGGCAGAGTTGGAAATTGTCGATGGCAACATCCCCAAACCACCGGGGACTGAACTCGATGAAGCAACCGCATTCTGGGGAAAGGAATTAGCCTCTGAAAATGGTGAAGAATCATTAGAAGAACAAGCCGAAGCAAACCCCGAAGAGTCTGAAGAGGAGTATTTTGAGGACTCTGAAGATGTGCAGGAAGAAGAATATGAGGAACAAGATGCAGAAGCAGAATCAAACGTACAGTTATATAAAGTACGTTCTGATGGTGAGGACATAGAAGTCCCACTGGACGAATTAATCTCCGGCTACTCTCGTCACTCGTCATATACAAAGAAATCTCAATCTCTTGCAGAAGAACGCAAGACTTTTGAGCAGGAAATGCAAGAAGCGAGGAGCTTGCGCCAGCAAGCAATTCAAGTCCTTGAGTCCACACAACAGACTGCACAATCTCAAACGCAAGAAAAGGATTCACAATACTGGCAGGATCTAAAAGACAACGATCCAATGCAGTTCATGTTAGAACGTGACGAGTTGCGTGAAGCTCAAATGCAGAACCATCAGCGTGAAGTAGAATTACAACAATTACGAGCGCAGGAGGAAGCAGAGCAACAAACGCACTTTGATAATTATCTTGAAACTCAGAGACAGAACTTAGACGAGTTGATTCCTGAGTGGAAAGATAAGAAAGTTGCTGATTCTGAGAGAAAATTGATCATCGAGTACGGAAAAAACATTGGTTTTTCTGACGAGGAATTAGAAAAAGCATACGATTCTCGTGCAGTTGCAACCATGCGTAAAGCAATGCTCTATGACCAGTTAACTCAGAAGAGAGGAACTTTAAAACCAGTTAAACGTGGTAACATGAAAGCAGGATCACAGTCAGTTGACCTTAGTAACGTGAAGACTAAGAAAGCATCGGATAAACTTAGGAAAACTGGTCGTGTCGAAGATGCGGCAAGTATATTTTATAACATGATTCGTTCATAAGGAAACAATATGGCTATTACAGCAAATACGTTCCAGACTTATCAAGGAATAGGTAGACGTGAGGACTTGAGTAATACAATTTACAATATCAGTCCAGCCGATGTGCCTTTTATGTCAATGATAGGTAGGAGCAAAGCAACTAACACTTTAGCAGAGTGGCAGACTGATGCGTTGGATGCCGCCGCAGCCAATGCCCAAGTCGAGGGGGATGAATATGCCTACACTGCAGTTACACCAACTGTAAGGTTAGGTAACTACACGCAAATTTCCAGAAAGACTGTTGTTGTTTCAGGATCTCAGCAAGCATCTAACAATGCTGGACGAGATTCGGAGATGGCACTGCAGTTAGCCAAATCCAGTAAAGCCCTCAAGAGGGACATGGAAAAAGCACTAACTGGTAATGTTGCAAAATTAGTCGGAAATGCAAGTACCGCAAGAAAACTTGGTGGTGCTGAAACATGGATTGCAACAAACACCTCTCGTCATTCTGGTGGTTCAGGAGCAGGTGGCGGTGCCGCTCCAGTTGATGGCACTGCAAGAGCAATGACTGAAGCAATGCTAAAGTCAGTGATCCAGAGCACATACTCATCTGGTGGCGACCCAAGCGTCTTAATGGTTGGGCCTTTCAACAAGGGTGTGGTCAGTGGATTTGCAGGAAGATCGACTGCTCGTCAGAACATTGCAAAAGACGCAATTCAAGCAGCCGCTCACCTCTATGCCAGCGACTTCGGCGAGCTAAAAGTCATTCCCAATCGTTTTTCGAGGGAAAGATCTGCATTCGTCCTTGATCCTGAGTATTGGAGCACTGCTTATTTTCGTGACTTCAAACAGGAGGAAGTACCGAAAAATGGGGACCACATCAAGAGGGCCCTCATAGTGGAGTACACTCTTATCGCTAAAAATGAAGCGGCAAGTGGAATTATAGCAGACTTAACTGTTAGTTAATATGCTATCACCTTCTCGTAAGGTACTGTTAGACTGGTCGCAGGGAAATCAGGAAATATTTTCCTTCGACCAGCATGACAGGACGTTCACCATAGAACATAAAGAGGATGTTGAACCTCTTATTAAGGTTGCAAAGGAGATGTCTTTTTTAGAACCGTCAAAGGATCTGCGACATGTTGCAATAATACCTAAATTTGTTTTAGACCAATCTCTGAGAGAAAGATGGACAAAGAAAGACTGGAAACGCTGGGCGAACAATCACGACAATCGTCCATTTCGGACACACCAGAGCGTACTTTAAAGGTAGCGATATGTATTGCATCACAACGAAATACATATCCTGCAAAATTCACAGAATGTCTTTCAAATATGACTGCACATTTTCAGCAGTCAGACTTTGACGGACAACACGAAATAAAGGTTTTTACTTCTCATGGAACGATACTTCCAGAGGTTAGACACAGAGTAATTGGAGATGCAATCGCATACGAAGCAACACATGTACTTATGCTGTCACCAGAGTTGGTTTTTCCTCCAGATTCAATCCATCGTCTACTAATGAGAGGAAGAGGAGCAATAGGAGTTAATTACTTGAAAGATTACGCAAAAAAGGAATTTTCAGCATATAGAGGATCTGGATCAATCTTACCAGATGAAAGACTTCCTGAGACAGAGGAAGTAGATGGAGTTGCATTAGGAATGGTATTGTTAAATATGCCAGTCTTTGACTGTTTAGATCTTCCATTCTTTAAGAATGAGTCGATTAAAGACACACCTGCATTCACAGAGGATCATGTTCACTTCTGGAATCAATGCAGGAGTAAAGAAATACCATGTGTTATTGACCATGAACTTTCTAAAGAAGTTAAGTCTCTCCATCATGGTGATCTATGGCATTAGCAAACTATTCGGATTTACAAGCAACTGTTGCAGATTTTTTAAATCGGTCAGACTTGACTGATATTATTAAGGATTGGATTAGGATGGCTGAAGCAGAATTCAACCGTCTTCTTAGAGTTCGTGAGATGAGTGTAAGGACTCGTGCTCCTCTATCATCTCAGTATCTCAAATTACCAGTAGATTTTCTTGGTATGCGGAATATTGAACTTATCACAGATCCAATTACTCCTCTGGAGTACAGGAATCCGCATAATCTTGATATTCATAGATCTTCTGATTCAACTGGTAAACCATTATATTATACAGTTGTACAGAATAATCTGGAATTTGCACCAGCACCCGATTCAGAATATACACTGGAAATTGTTTATTACCAGAAGATTCCGCAACTTGGAACAGAAGCAACAGAGGTTACAACGAATTGGTTACTGGAGACACATCCAGACGCATACATCTATGGAACTCTTTTACAGAGTCCAGTCTATCTAGGACACGATGAGCGTATTAATGTCTGGTCTGGTAGATACCAGCAGATTGTACAACAAATAATAACGAGCGATGATAAAGCGTCCTTTTCAGGTACGACTCCTAGTATCGCTTTTACACCTATAGGATAAAAAAATGGCGGGATTTACAAACTACTTAGAAGATAAGGTAATTGGACATCTATTTGGAGGAACGACATATACTCCTCCGGGGACTTGGTATGTTGGATTGCTAACTGCAATTCCATCTGATAGTGCCGCAGGTACAGAAGTGTCTGGAGGTGCATACGCTCGTCAGAGTGTGGCATGGACTATACAAACTGGTGGAACTGCACAAGCAAGCAATACAGCCGCTTTGACATTTCCAGCAGCCACAACGGACTGGGGAACAGTTCAATGGGCTGCTGTGTATGATGCTCTTACATCTGGTAATCTGGTAGCTTTTGAGGTACTAACGAAGACTGATTTTTCCACAGCAAATCCAAAGGTTGTGAACACTGGAGATATTTTTAAAATCGATGCAGCCAACCTGAAGATACAGCTAGACTGATCATGCTGTATTTTGGTTCAAGGAACTTTGGTCAGGCCAACTTTGGTCACGAACTTATTAGTCAAGCAACAGTTGATGAGGTTACAACGACCTCCAACATGGATGTTGCAGGTTATCTTATTTTTGATAAGTGTACTCTTGATCCGCAAGCAGTAGCAAATGTAGATGTTGCCGCTGGTATTCAAAGAATGGGACACTTAGATGTTAGACCAACAACAACAATAATTACTTCAGGAATCTTAATGGAGTGGCATCCAAATTTGGCAACACCAAAATCAACAGTAATTACACAAGCGTCTGGATACATCGCATGGGATTCTCAACTTGTAGATACAACAACATGGACAACTCAGGTAGTAGATTAATATGGCAAATACGACTGATTTCGCAGTAGAAAAACCAACGGTAGGAGGATATAGAAATTCATGGGGTGGGACATTAAATGTTGCACTGGATAAGATCACAGAACTTCTTGCACTTGCAATTCCACTAGGTACAATTCAGATGTACACGAAATCCACTGCACCAACTGCAACAACGAATGGAGGTACATGGTTGCTTTGTGATGGATCTGCATTAATTCAAGCAAATTATCCTGATTTGTATGCAGTGATTGGAATAACTTACGGAAATGGAGGTAATGCTTCAACACATTTTAATATTCCAGACCTGAGAGCAAGAGTACCAGTTGGTTATAATGCAAGTGCTCTTAACTCTGGAACAGTCAATGTAAGGTCTATCCGTTCAATAGGAGCAACAACTGGAGGTACTGAAGGTCACATACTAACTGAAGGTGAACTTGATCAGCATAAACACTCAATTCCTAATACTACACACACACACGGTATTACAGATGTAACTCATGCTCACTCAGGTACAACTGCAACTGCAAGTGCAGTTGTTTCAGACCCCGGTCATGTTCATCTCCTGCAAACATCCGTTTCATCATGGTCAGGTGGAGGTGATTATGCCGCAACTGGTACACATATAGGAAATGCACAGACAACTCCAAACTCTGGTTCTTCTACAACAGGAATTACTGACTCTGGACATGAACATACTTTTGATACGTCTTCTGTTCCAACTGGTCTAAGTGTAACTGATGCAGGATTAACTAACATAACCGAAACTGGAGAAACTGGATCAAGTTCTTCGCACAATAATATGCAACCATATCAGGTAGTTAACTACATAATCTTAGCAAAGCACCCATCATTCTAATATGGCAACGATAACATACGCAGTAACGATTGAATCCAGTAAGTTCTTAATTGATGCTTCTGGCCCGACAACTAAGCTCACTTTCAGAGATGGAGATACATATATATTTGACCAGTCAGACTCATCGAATGCTGGACATATTTTGCAATTCTCTGCAACATCAAATAACTCTGGAGCATCAGAATATACCACTGGAGTAACAAAGACAGGTACGGCTGGACAGGCAGGAGCAAAGACCACCATAGTAACTTCTGGGTCAACTACAGACACCTTGTACTACTACTCATCTGGTGGAGGAACATACGGATCAGAATTTTCAAATACAGGATATGTTCAATCAACCGATCACAATATTTTAAAACCGAAAGTGGGTGATGAAAGTTCGTTAGAAAAATGGGGACCAATGCAAAATCATGCAGTGGATCAAATAGACCAAGCAATAACTGCCGCAAATGCCGGGGGTGTGGCAATGGCAATCGCATTAGGATAAATTATGGCAAATACGTTTAAAAACAGGACACTCAGGACAGTAGGAACATCACCAGTGGATGTTGGTGCAATAGTAGGTGACGGAGTCCAAACTACTCTTATCGGAATGACAATGGCAAATATAACCTCTGGTGTTATAAATGTTACTGTCCAATTAATAAATCATCCTTCTGGTGGATCAGCAACTACAACACATATCGTCAAGGATGCACCAATCCCAACTGGAGGGTCACTCATAGTTCTTGGAGGTGATCAAAAAGTGGTGCTTATGGAAGATGATAAAATAACAGTAACATCAAACACAGCATCCTCAGTGGATGTGATAATGAGTTTCTTGGAGATTACATAATGGCCTATCTTGGAAGACCCGGAGCAACTGCTCCCTTAACCACTGCTGACATACCTGACGGAATAATTGTAGCGTCAGATTTAGCACCTAACTCTGTAGATAGTTCTGAGTTGGTGGATGGAAGTGTAGACAACTCACACCTTGCAGATGATGCAGTTGGTACAGATGAACTTGCAAACGATGTGGTAATTAACACCTCTGGAGCAATCACTACTACTGGTGGAATGACAGCATCACAAACTGCTACATCTGGTGTTGGAGTACAGTTTACTAGAGACTTAGCTTCTGGTTCTACTGACAGTGAACTGGTTCTTATTAAACAAGACAATACAGGTGATGATCAACCAGCTTTAGTTGTACAACAAGATGGAACAGGAGAGATTGTTAAATTTAAAGATGGAGGTACAACTGCTTGGTCAATTACAAATGGAGCAGAAATAAGGCATCATGGTGTTACAATGCTTGAGGGATGGTCTGATCCTACAACTGGTGCTGGAATACAAATTGGTTTTACAGGTGCAAATATAGGTAGGATACAATGCAATAATAGAGGAACTAGTACAAATCATCCTATTGAGATAGGCACTGCCAATCAAATATATCTTAAAGCTGATGGCCAAGTAGGTATTGGTACTGCAACTCCATCAACTCGGGTTCATATAAGAGGTGGTACTGATTGTTTTTTAACTGTATTTGCACAGAGTGGAACTGGCACACATAAATCGGGGATATATTTTGGTTCTGATGATGGGTCTTTTGTTACACACCAAGCCGGACAGATATATTGTGCAAATCCTTCAAATCCCAATGCTACAATGTATTTTGGAGTTTATGCTTCTGGATTAACAGCAACTCATTATATGAATCAGGGAGTTTTTAATGGTGATTTTAATGATACTTCAGACAGAGGACTTAAAGATAATATAGCACCTTTGGAATCTGGTGCATTAGAATTAGTAAATGCTCTGAATCCTGTTAAATTTAATTGGAAAGTTGGAAAGTGTAGAGATTCTGAAAATCGTAAAATTGGATTTATTGCACAAGAGTTAGAAACTATTATACCAGAAGCTGTTATTGGAGAAGATTATGATCCAGATAAGGCAGATGATCATTCTGAGGGTCATAATAGTGGAAAATCTATGAATAATAATGCAGTAGTATCCGTACTTACAAAGGCAGTACAGGAACTATCAGCAAAGAACGATGCATTGGAAGCAGAGAACACTGCATTGAAAACCAGAATGGATGCTCTTGAAGCACGAATAACAGCATTAGAAGGATAAAACATGAGCTACTTGGGACAAGCACCCGGATTAGGAGAAGCTGAGAGGTTTATTTTCACGGCATCTGGAAGTGAAACGTCAGTAACGGCAGACGATAATGGTGTACTGATTAATTATACAGTTGGTCAGGTTTCAGTGTACCTGAACGGAGTGAAGCTCGTCATGGGAACGGACTTTACTGCCACTAACGGAAGCACGATTGCAGGGCTTGCGGCATTGACAGCAAGTGATGTGGTAGAAGTGATAGCCCTGAGTACCTTCTCCCCGGCAGATACAGTACCAGCCACAGGTGGCACGTTTACTGGTAATGTCACTCACTCAGGGGATTTACGAAGTGGCACTCTCAAAGCGGCAGATGGTACTGCTGCAATCACAGTAGCAAACAGTACAGGTAAAGTCACGATAGCAGGAGACTTACAGGTAAGTGGTACTACTGTAACGATAGATGCTGAGACTCTGGTAGTTGAGGATAAGAACATTGAGATGGGTTCTGTGGATTCACCTACAGACTCAACAGCAGACGGAGGTGGCATTACCCTGAAGGGTACTACAGACAAAACAATCCTCTGGGAGAACGATACAGACTCGTGGAACTTTAACCAGAATATTGAAACATCAACAACAACTAAAGTAAAACAAAAAGGAGCATTTATGCAAAGTTCAACACATCAAAGTTTAGTATTAGGAGGATAGGCTTATGGCATACCCAACAGGAAGTGGTTCAGAAACTTTATTTCGTGGGAGTATCTCTGGGCAAAGTAACGATGCAACAGCATTTAGATGGGATCGTACAAATCCTACTCTTGGTGTTGAAACATATACTGTTCCAGCACTTCACATTATTACAGTTGTATCCATAGTTATAGCTAATGTTGCAGCAGTAGGAACTGATGAAAATTTTGACTTATATGTCCATGATGGTGCTGCAAATATTCATCTCTTAAATGCTCAACCTTTAGCAGGAGCAACGACATTTACATGGAATGATAGAATAGTGTTAGTTGGAGGTGATAAATTAATTATTGTAACTTCCAATGCTGCAAACGTGGATGTTCTGTATTCATTTATAGACCAAGATTGGAGTTAGCATGAGTGGATTTATTGGAAGAACAGGATCAAAGTCAGGTGTTATCGGTAAAATGGGTGAAGGCTGGATTAAATTGGGGGAAAAAAATATAACCAGTGATTCTGGTAGCGAATATGTAACATTCGGAGATCCATATTTGTCGGATACTTATTTTAATACTTTTATGATCACATGGACTGCTCTAAGAACCCATTATGCTGGGAGTGAGCAAGTAGTTCTTCAACCTTATCTGGACGGTACTATTGCCACGGATACACTTCAAAGAGGGACACATCATTGGAACTCCGATTCTTCTCATGGTGTTAATTCAAGTGACAGCACTGGTGGTGCAATGGTGGCTCAAAGTATAGGGCGAGAAACAGATCAAGGTAATAATGGCTATTTAACAGTTGATAGACCGTGGGATGGTAATATTTGTAAGGTTCTTATGGGCAGAACAGTAGCACATCAAGATGCTTCAGATCGAACCATAAATACGGATTTTACTTTGGGCAAAAAAGATGGCACTGCCAAATGGACAGCTTTTAGATGGTGGTGTACTTCAACCACTAGCGTTAAATATGGTCTGTGGAAAATTTATGGACTTAAATAGAAGGAATAAATTATGACAAAAGCAAGAATACTGGCAGATTATGTGGCAGGAGGCACAACTGCGGCAGAGTTTGATTATCTTGATGGACTAACCAGTGCGGCTGTTGGTATTAATGATACTCAGACACTAACGAACAAGACTCTGACAAGTCCTACACTAACTACTCCTGCACTTGGTACTCCTGCAAGTGGTACGTTTGACACAGTTTTTCCCTTCACATCATGGACACAAAATATTGGAAAAGTGAGAATACAAGTATTTGAAGTTCAAATGGGTTCTAGTGGGGCAACACTTGATA